CACACAACAAATTCCACTTGAACAATTTACCGAGGAAACACGAAGATTGAATCTTGAGCAAGTCACAGATATACGAATCAACTCTGCGACTGAGAGATCTAAAGATAGAGTTTTCATGTATGTTCCAAACAGTTTGTCTTTTGCAGACACAATTGATTACGACGAGGGTAGCCAATCTGCACTGAGAGTCTTTTATGAAAATGCAGCGGGCAACTCAGCAACTATCAAAAATGCTCTGAAACTTGGTGTTGCAAGTGCGGTGTCCTCTAAGGTTGGTGAAATCACTCAAAGTCTTCTTGGGGATGCAGGAAGAATTGATCCCTACTCATCAATCAAAGCACAACTCGGTCTTGCCACTAACCCGTACAATGAACTTGCTTTCAAGGGCATGGCAAGAAAGTCCTTTCAATTCAACTTTACGTTTGCACCAACGAGTCCAGAAGAAGCAAAAATGATGCAGAACATCATTCAATCCTTCCGCTTTCATTCACTGCCAGAACTTTCAGAAAGCACGCTTCAATATCTTGCACCACATGAGGTTGAGGTCAAATTCTATCGAACCACATTGCTAGACGATGAAGATGCCGCCAAAAAACTCAACATAAGAACGGGTGACGTAAAAAGAGTCCCAGACACATTTGGTCGTGAGCAAGTTAATGAGAGTGAATTCGATTTCCGTGAGTCAGAGATCACCAGCGGTGGGATCTTGGGCTTTGGTGGTTCAACTAAAAAGATTAGACAAAGACTTGTTGAAAATACTGAAATCCCAAGGATTGGTCGTTGCTTTGTGAATAGTGTTGCGATAAATTACTCTCCTCAAGCAAAGTCATCGTTTTTTGTTAACGGTGTTCCGTCAGAGGTTCAAATGACCCTCTCGCTTTCACAGGCGATCACAATGAATAGGCAGTTTGTGTTGAAAGGTTTCTGATGCTATTTAAAAGTTATCCAACAGTCACAAGACTATTTCAAAACAACCTTGTCGAAGTTCAAGACATTCTTCGAAAGGTTGTGTTTACTGATGAATCAATCGAAAAAGATCGACAATTCGTAACTTACAAAAAACGTGATGGCGATACGCTTGAGTCAATTGCCAGAAGATTTTATGGTCGTGAAGACCTTTCATGGGTCATCATGTTGTTCAATAAAGTTATTGATCCATTCTATGGAGTAAGTCTTTCAACATCAGCACATGATGGCTTTATGCGAAAGAAATACAGTGGTCAGACGCTATTTTTATCAACGGTTGGATCATCATTACCAGTATCATTTGATAGTGCTGGTATCACCGTAGGCACTCTTGCAATCACAAAAGTTACTAATGATGACGGCTCTACCACATACAAACGGGAGCCAAGAGGAACAGTTAAAAAGATCGATGCAGTTTTAGGTTCTGTTCAGTTAGAGGATCAGGCTGGAAAATTTAAACGCGATGATACACTTGTGATTTTGAGGGATCGAGTTGAGGTATTGACCGCGACTGTGCAAAAGGCTGTGAGTAGTTTAGAAGCACCGAGTTACTTTGCAGAAAGCACTAGAGGAGCGAGTGTAGATCCACTTGATCCCTTCGCATCGATTCCAAACTCTAACGGCGTACAGACCTCCATCGGTAGCACAAGTGCTGACTTTGCGACTGCCGTGACTTATGGTACGCCTACGCTTCTTTTTGATTACATCTACAACGGGACCGGGACTTACGTTGTGACTAATCGCGTCAAAGAGTTTAACGATAATACTGATAAATCAGTTCTTGCTCTGATCAATCCACAGTATGTTCCTGTGTTAGAAATTGAAATGAGAAAGTTATTCCGCAATGCGTAAAAATTACCAACGAAAAGGTGATTTTGATTTCGAGGCACTTTACGCTGTCAGGGGCGATTCGACCTTCAACCTTTTACAATTTGTAAACACACTTTCAATCTATGAGGGTGTTGACCAAAAATTTCTTCAGGGTTCTTTGACACTAACAGATGCAAACAATCTTTTACGTTTTTACGATATGAGAAATGACATTTACATTGTTGGTGCTTTTAGAACACCACTACCAGATACAACAAAAAACAACTTGGGCGATTTCTTTTCCCCCGAGGATATTGAAACACGGTCTATATTTGTCTTAAAAGTAACAGATGTGTCTCGGACTAAAATGCCCACACAGCAGGGTGATTTTGTTGAACTCTCTCTTACATCACCTTCTGCATTTTTTGATGCGAACAAGGTTATCAGTCGTAGTGTTAGAGGTAGTGGTTTCGGTCCCGTTTTGGATTTGATGAAAGAGTTTTACTATGATCGTGAACATCCAGACCAAGTTGGTCTTCCAAACTTTTTAGACGAATCAGTTTTCCAAACTGGTGGGACGCGAACACTTGATCTTTTTGACGAGCGTTATGCTTTCCTAAGATTTTTGAAAGACTATGATACAGTCACTCCACTCAGGTACACATTTCCGTTTCAACGTCCGTCAAAAATGATTGGATCAATGCTCAACGATTTGGTTTCAACTTCAAACGGTTTTGGTTATTACATGTGGGAAACATTAACTGGTTTCAAAACCTCTACGATACAAGCCTTACATGAAAGTAAACCAGTTATTGGATATGTTAAAAAATACTCCGAAAACAGATTTGATGAGGCGGTGGATGAAAAGATCACATCATTATACACGATTGATACTATGGATTTTACAACAGTGGGTGACCGACTGAATCAAACAAAAGCCGGAGCATTTTCTTCCAAAATGTATGAGTATGATATTACGACCAAACAGTTAGATCGTAGATTTTTTGATTACGCCACACAAGGTCCGTACACCGGCGCAGATGGAAAATATCCGGTACAACTTCCTAGCGACTCCCAAAGTGAATTTAGTGGATATGGAAACATTGAGACATTTGAAGTCTCTAGTTTTATCTTCAACACGCCGTCTGGTCTACCAGATCCTAATCTGTATGTTGATGATGAGGGACACTTGAGTATGATTAGTCAAAAAGTTTTGATGTACGACACTCAACTTGAAATAACTGTACCCGGTAATCACATAATCGAAGCAGGGATGACAATTAACATTGACATTCCACCTAACGCTGTCTCGGAAGATCCAGTTGATGAAGTTGTCTCAGGATCTTACTTGGTAAACGCACTCAGCCATAACTTTGAGTTTCAAGGCAACACACATACAATGAGTCTGGGGTTAACACGAAACTATAGAACCACACCGAAAACAGCGGTTAGATATAACAACTTGGAGAGAGCATGAATTTGAATATGGTTTGGTTTCAGGGAGTGGTGGAGGATCGTAATGACCCTTTGCAACTTGGTCGTGTCCGAGTACGATGCGTCGGCTATCACAGTGAAAACACGGAAGATATACCCACCGAAGATTTGCCTTGGGCGCATCCTGTTCAACCAATGACATCAGCAGCGATGAGTGGTATCGGGACAACACCTCTGGGTCCAGTTGAAGGCACTTGGGTTGTTGGATTTTTTCGTGATGGTGAGGCTGCTCAACACCCAGTAATTTTTGGAACACTTGGTGGTCTTCAAACTGGACGCTCATCACCGGGTGATGGGTTTGAAGATCCGAATGGAAACTACCCTCTTAAAGAAGGTCCGAACGTAGACACTGATACGAACTCTCTTGCTCGTGGTGTTGGTGGTGTTCCTCTTGAGACAAGGCTAAACAATCTTGACGGAATGCTCGCAGCCGACCCAGACATTCCTTACAGTTTTGTTCCTGTCGGCGAACCGCCACCAAGATATGCTGCACAGTATCCATTCAACCATGTCAGGTTTACTGAGAGTGGTCACGTTGAAGAATTTGATGATACTCCGGGTGCAGAGAGAATGCATCGCTATCACCGCTCTGGAACCTTTGAGGAAATCGGTCCTGATGGTGAGAGAACCTTAAAGGTTGTAAACAAAAACTATACAGTTGTTATGGGTGAGAACGATCTGCATGTTGTGGGTCCATGTAATGTTCAACTCGATGGAGCGACGAGTGTTATTCTATCGCAAGGTGCGAAGATCACTTCACTGAGAGATTTAGAGGTTACCGTTACCGGAAACTTTGACTTGAACGTTCTTGGCAAGGCAAGCATTAATGGACTCCGAACAGATATTCGTGGGTTCCCGATCAATCTAAATGGCGGAGTTGATCCAGAAGATATCCCATAAGGAGATTTGTAATGCCAGAATATATTGAAGTAAAAGGTGTAAGTGAAAGTGGCAAGAAGTTTATCGAATACACTCTTGCCTCCGGGTATGAATTTTTCGTATTTGTAGAGGAACCAAAGTATGCCGAATATCTAAAGTCGTATCCATCAGGCGTGACTGCAAGATATCATTTTATTGAAATGATCACTGAGGGTGGACATGGTATCAACCGTCCAATGCTGAATGGTGAAATCATCAAGGCACACCCAGAACTGACCAGTTCTCAGATCAATGAGTTGAGAAGACTCTACGAAACTAATAAAAACAGAAGACCGTTCAAGGTCGCCCTTGAAACCACAGTTGCACCAATCATTCCACAGATTATAGCGGGTGCAAAACTTTATCTTGATGACTTCAACCTCTACTTTTCAACTACAAGACCACTGAAAGATTTCAAAACCACAAGCATCTTTGGTATCACACAAGATGTAATAAACTCTGCTTTGAGAAACTTCTCTCGCACGACCGCCAAGTTCGTCGGACCCAACCTTCCAAATGTGGCAAACGTTGGTGACATTTGGCTAAATACTGTGTCGGGTAATTTGTTTTACTACAT